ATTTAGAAAAGTCAAGTGTTTTAACACATTTTTCTTAGATTAAAATTCAAAAAATTCTGCTAGTGCTTCGCTTTCTTTAGTTTGAGATAAGTCCCAACCCATTGCGCCTAGCACGTTTTCTACCTTCTTATCCAACACTGCTTCTTCCATTGCTTCGTTATCAAACGGTAAATCCTTGAACCATTGAGGTAGGTTGAGTTCATCGGTGGGATATGCAATACTGCTATATCCCATAGCATTGTTCTTTAAGCGGCACACAATAACTTTCATACCATCTGTGATGGTCATACTGTAATTGTCGCTGAAAGCAGTTTTAATATCATTCCAATTAATGCTTGCCCGGACATGCCCGGGAATCATACTGCTACCGCCTTCGTTCTTAAGTGCGTCCAGCTTGTATAATTTCATGTTTTCTGTCTTACGTGTGCTCTTTAGTTTTTCGTTGTAGTTAGTTAGGTTATTAACACGTTTAGGCATACCTTTCTTCCAAGGATCTAAACTTTGAAAGTTCTTCTTAAAGTTTTTTACTTTGGTGATGACTTCCTTTTCAGGCGAGCCGCTTAGTGCGTCATCGAGTACTTCTTCTAAGAAATCCTGTACAAACTCAGGTGTGTCACTGCGTTTGATTTCCATGCCCATGATCTTTAGTTTACCGCCCTCTGGTTGGTAACCTTCAATGTCTAGACACTTGATTGCGTAACGCTTCTTAGTAATGAACAAACCTGAACGGCCAACTACTTCTCGTCCTGCTTTTAGAACCTTACCGTTCTCATACGGGACGTTGAATTCCTTTTTAAGAAACTCAGGAAAGCCATCGCTTACTGTGTCGCTGATATGATCGTATAACTTAACAGCACTATCTAGATCAAGCTCTCCGCCATCCGGAAGTGCAGGTACAGCAGTAAAGTACACAGAGTCAGTATCGCCGTAGATGATGCAGTCGCCCATATAGTCGTATTCGCCTGTGAGAAGTTCATTGGTCTTAGCAGCCATGAAACGTGTAATGCTTCTACCTGTTAATGTAGTACTTTGTCCGATACGCTTATCAAAGAACCTACAGCCCGGATTCAGAATAGCGCCGTACAAACTGTTCAAGTTAATCTTTTTAACTAACTGCCGCTTGTCATAAAACGCTTTTTCGTCGTCAGTGGTTGCTTCTTTCTTCTTTGCTTGTAATTCTTTACGTTCAGCATACCAACGTTCCAACAAGCCAGGCACAATACCCTGCACATCAGTTTTGAAGATAGTACCATTAGCACTGATGTTCCAAGGTTGACCGCTATTGAAAATTAGGTTATAAACATCGGCACCAGTAACTTCGACTGTAGCACCATCCTCCATGTCCAGCTTCATAACATGGTTAATGTCTTTGTTTATTACAAACTCGAACTCATTTGTACCAAACTTACCTGACCAAGCATCAGCAAAGCTAGCCTTTTCAAGCCTCATCTTATTACTGATTTCTTCATCTGTATATTCAGGGCGTAGCTGTCCCACAATAGTTTCCGCAGCCATGTTTAGCGCACGGAACACGCTCGGGTACAGACTGTTAATGTCCATACTTCCCACCCAATCGTGATAACCTTTTTTAGGAAAAGCTACATACGCACCTGCCGCTTGTGTGTCACCATGTTCACCTCTGTTACGATCAGGTACTACAAATCCGCGGCGATGCGCTTCGTTAATAATGGCTTGTTCAGTGGTAGCAACTGCGCCCATTGTAGTGGGCAGCAACACAGTGTTATCGTGTGCAATGGTATTAGCTAGATCAATAAACTGTAGTTTCTTGTCTAGTTTATGAAGTAGTACAGTATCCTGAATGTTATAATCTAGAAACAGTTCAAAATCATGATTATAAAGTCTATCCAATGACCCTTCGTATTGGACTTTCTTTTCACCTAGTTCCATTTCAGCAATGTAGTCAAGTCTATAACTGTGTCGCTCTTCATAGTTATACTTGCGATACAATTGCATATAGTCTAAGTGTACACGCCCTACAAGGTCGTATGTTTGACGCTTGCTACCGTATGCTTCGTATTCTCTAACTGTAGGCATCTGATCCCATAAGCAAAGTCTACGCAGCTCATTCTTACCTAACACTTTAATGATTCGGTTAATAGTATAGGGAATATCGTAACCCTCACTGTTCCAACCACTTAAGATATCAGCATCTTCAATAAGTGTAAGAAATACCTCAAGCATTTCTTTTTCTGTGCGAAACAGAATAACTTCTGGAAGCTTACTAGCGATAGCTTGAGCCTGTTCCCAGCTTAGTGTCTTAGGAGGTACAGCTAAACAAATCATAGCTTCTTTCCACTGAAGGTATACACCAATAGCCGTAATAGGCATGAATGCTTCTTCGGGACTAGCATACCCGCGGGCTGGATCAAAGTCAACCTCAATATCCCAAAATGCTGTTTGCAGTTTTGGTGTATCGGAGCCGCCGTAGTGTTTAGCAATAGTTTTGTTTAAGGGTTTGATGTCACTTTCAAACTTCTTAATCTGATTATTGATAGCTACGTTTTTACGGAAATCTTTGATATTTTTACAGCGTACTTCACTTACAGGGTCACCGTAAACACTGCGATGGCTACCGCGCGGATCTGCAATGTAGAAGTTGTATTCAGGTCTGTGATCAACTAGTATTCGTTTACCGTTGACTCGTTCGACTACTCGAATGAAATCTTTAGCCTTATCATAGAAGGCATCTACGTAACTCATATGTGTGTTTCCCAAGCATCATTTTAAGGCTGACGCACCACCAAAGTATTTAAATAATTAAAGTGTCTTGCCGACTGCTTCTAGGATTGTTTCGAGCTCGTCAAACTTGTCGCGCTCTTCACCAAACTTAGCCTTATGAGCAATTTTAATTGCTTTGTTTAGTGTTGCAGCCTTTAGATCCATTTCTTCAGCAATAGCTTTAACAGTATCGCTGAGTCCTTCTTTAAGTGCATCAGTTTCGTACAGAACTTGGCTACCCTCGTCAATAAGCCGTTTTAGCCGGGCTTTTTCTTCTTCATTAAATGTGCGATTAAATGCCATGTTGTTTCCTCATGTGTTGTCTGTGTTAATATTTATTTGTATGTTGTTCATTATAGCAGGATTTTGGTTTTTGTCAACTTCTATATAATAAGAATTTCTGAAACCCGGCATTTGATCAAAACTGATTTGTTCAAGAATATAGCGATCTTTAATTTGGTTACCTTGTTCATCATAAGCAACAAATTGATTGCCTACAAAATGAACTTCAACCCTCAAAAAAGTTCTTCCCAATCGATACTGCCTAATGCATCATCGTCGTCAGCTGCCGCGGCCACTGCGAGTGTATACGTTATTGCAGTGCTGTTAAGGCCATCTCGTTCTAACTGAAATGCAAATGCTCCTGGATCGAGAGTAATAGTTTGACCGCTCTGGTTATTGATACCGACATAGCCGCTGGTTAGTGTTTCGCCGCCACTCATAGTGTTCCCAGTAATATTGTAGTCAAGTAATGAACCGCTTACACTAGTCCATGAGCCGCCATTGATGGTTGCATTTGCAACTAGCTTATACTGCATTTTACCATTATTTGCAATACCTAACATGCTGATGTTTTTAAGAACGGCAACTGCATCTAAGTAGCTTGAATTTAATCTAACTGATACTAGAGGATAAAACGTACCAGCAGTGGCTAAGTTCATAGGTGCTGTTACCGGACGACCAATACTATAAGGACGTCCACGAATTTCAAACCCACCTTCACTGATAACAGTTGCACAGATTTGTTTCATACTGCTACTTGCTACTGTAGCTGCAATGTTTTCAATTTCGTAACGTACAGGTAATGTAGCTGTAGTCATATAAACTGTATCTAAGATATTTGCATGTTGGAACACATGAGCTAGATAGAAGTTACCATTAATTACAAATCCGGTGCGTACTTGTCCGACACCCAGCCATTCAATGTCCATAAAAAAGATTTGTGTTTTGGTAGGGTCTAGTGTAATGTTGCTGGGAGTAGTGCCATCCAGTTTATCAACGTTCCAGTCACTTTGTGCGATCTCTATATCCTGCGCTGATCCATTAATGTATGTGCGCTTTACAATATAGTTAATGCCATTCTTGCTTGAAAAGAATATGCCATTCTGATCATTAAAGTAACCCACACGCTGAGCCAGACCTGTCTGCCCTTCGTCAAATGCAAACGTAGTCATAACTTGCAAACTCTTACCAGGCTGGTATGCAAACACACGTTTAGTCTCGCGAGTTACTTTTGCATTAAGTGCATTAGTTACAGTCAATGTTGAGGTACTCTGGTTTGTATTGTAGCTGGTTGATCCTCCGGTAACGATTTTTGTTATCCATTGATCATCGCGGTTTGAATAACGTTGAGTAGAGTCGAACAGCGTATACGGCATAGACATACGTTGTCTACCAAATGCGTCCGAGCGACCGTCATTTGTTGCTGCGCCCGAAGTAGTAATAACTCTGATTACTGGCTGTCCGGCAGCATTATAATCCATTGCATGGTGTAAGTTATTTCTATGATCACCATGTGGGTGTTGATACGCCATTTTATGCCTCCACGCTCGCTTCAAAGTCGAAGTCAAACTCAAAATCGTTAGCTAATTCTTCAGCAATGGCATCACCATCATCAGGACCTATATCTTCTTTAAGAATAATCTCATAGATATATTGAGACTGGTCAGTGTATGCTAAAACATCCACACTGACCACATCTCCGGTTACGCTAAAGCCTGTAAGAATCTTTGTAGGCACAACACTTTGAACAATGTCAAAGAAGTCTATTACTTCCTCATCAGTAAGTTCATGACTTGTAACAAGCCTACAAAAATTCTTTACAAAAGCCATTTTTTACCTTTAGTCTTCGCTTCTATTAGTGTTTTCAAACGCAGTCTTACCATAGAATGCAGCAACAATAGCTGCTACT